TGACGCGCCTGCTGCATGCCCTTGTTGTGGACATCATCCTTTAGCTTTGTCGTAAGACGCATGTAGGTATTGCCGTTCTTATCTTTAGCTAACCACGCATTTAGCCAGTGATCAGCGCCATTCGCATCCATGTAACTTCCCTTGTAGTCAGGATGCTTCTCATCGGTCTTTTTGTCGTTCTTAAACAGAACGCCCCGGTTGGTGTTGTCATACTCCATTTTCTATTTCTCCCAAAATTAACTTTCTAGCTTCGTTAAACTCGTTGCTTTTAAGATCGCCACGCTCTGCTGTTGTGAAGATCCCGCCCTTACTAGGTGCAATCCACAACGCCTTCTTGTCATCGTCGTCGATCTCACCCCACGCCTCTGCTACGGCCTCCCATGCCCGTAATGCGAGGTGTTCCTTGATGAAGTACACAGACGCATAATTACGCTGTAATGCTTCGTTATGAGCCATAATCGGCCCGGTGTCGTTCTGCTGACTGATAGCATTGGCTACCTCATCAGCAGATGCGTACTCAGTACCAGCCAAACCAAGCGCCGCCAATGCGCGACCAATGGCTGACGTTTCAGCATTCTCTAAGGCAGAAGTGCGATTGATCTTGCTCGCGGCCCTAACCTCTTCTGCAAAGCCTGTAGCCAACAGCCGGCCTTCTTGATTGCTAATACTCGCCTTCATTACGACTAGCGTGTCATTAGCCTCCACCAGCTCCGTACTAATCGTGAAGTCAGGATGCTTCTCCCTAAACTCATTCACCCGGTACGCAACCGTTTTGTACTGCTTGCCGTGAATCGGCACGATTCCTTCAGTCATATCAAACTCCCTTTGCCATTTCTTCGTAGGCTACGTCCTCGTAACCTTGTTGTGGTGCTGCGCTCATTGCGTACTCAACACGCGCAAGCTCTTCGCCGGCCGCATAACCCTGAGAAAACGCATCGCTCATGCGCGGCTTAACATCCAAGTACCGACCGGAGTAACCACACTCGAAGCCGTGGCGATACTCCCTAGCTAGTACCTGCGATATCTGCTTCCAGCCGTCGCTCATTACCTGCTCATAATCGAACATTAGTAGTCACCTCCGTACAGTCGTGCGTTAGTTACGATGTCGAACTGAAACGCGAGGTTTTCCTCAACAGTAGGGCGCGCATAAGTCCACAGCGTATCCCGTAGACCGTCGATGAACGGGTCAGCCGGGCGCTCTGGAGCAAAGAGATTGATGATGAACTCATCAGTGTTGTTGGCACGCAATAGCGGCTCAGAAAGGATCTCGCCGTACTGCTTTTCTACTTCAAGGATTAAATAACCACGGTCTTGCATATCGAACTCATCGATACGGTCAAGGTCGCCGCCTATTTGGTCATACAGATCTACTGGACAGTAGAGTGTCTCGACTTGCCTATACATAAATTGTCTCCCGTATGTGCGTCATTGCACATAGAGAATCTTACTTATGTATGGCTATTGTTGCAACTAATGGAACACAGATTATTGTTCTGTTTTGTCACAACTGTCGCTTTTGACGACAGGTATGTTCTACGTGGAACTATGGGTATTCGCCGGTACGGATCATGTGGGCTACATCTAGGGAGCGCTGGCCTACCTGCTTGGCCCACCGGGAGTCTAGGAACTCATCTGCGGCCTTTTCATAGTCACCGATTGCCATAGCACCCATAGCATTTTGAAAGCCCATGAGGCGAGTGAGGCCCAAGTTAAAGCACAGATTAACGATAGCATCTTGGCGTACCGAATCGAGGTCAGCGAACCATGACAGGCTAATCAGCTCCTGCTTACAGCGCTTGATGTCGTTTTCGAGCAGGTAGTCGATCTCATCATCTGACAAGCCAATCCCAGACTCTGCAATATTCCTGCCAACTCCGATAGTTTCGTAGCCGGCTGTGCATAAATAAACGTGGCTGCGGACGCCTTCGTGTATGCGTAGTTGATCAGATAACTTGCTCATTTGCTGCTCTTACTCGCGCCAAAATAAAAACTCACCACAGAAGACACGATGCCCCCGAGATAACCCAGCACGAGGTTAACGACATTGAGGTCGTTGTCATCGCTAGGCTGGATAGTAACGAGAAGCACATACCCGCCAAAAAGCAATATGGACATAATGGCAATAGCTCGTGCCGTCCAATCTTCTGAGAATGATTCTCTAGCATGCTGTGTATCCTTTGTTTCTAAAGAAAATACATCAACCTCAAGCTCTTTCATTCTAACTTCAAAGTCAAGTTCAGCTTTTTTGATCTCAGCCAGTTGCTCTGGTGTAGCCGTCTGTAAAGCCTTCTCAATCTTCTGTGGCGTAGGCTCACAACCTAGTACGTTAGCCAGCATGCCGGCCGCTGCGCCGCCTACAGGGCCGCCTAGCGCCGCTCCGATGGTAGGAGCCAGCTCACCGACCAAGCCCTTGATTGCATCAAATTTCATCTCATCAACTCCACGACGCCGGCCGCGCCTATAATTAGTGGATAGATAGCCCAGATCATTCTCTCAATACGCGAAAAACGATCTGCGCCACTATCGAGACGCTTCTCGATACTCTCAAGCCTACTGTCAATCATTTGACGCAACACCTTGCACTCTGCCTCGTGTATCTCGATTTTTTTCAAAGCTTCTTCTGCTGTACTCATCACTGATCCGCTAATGGGTTGTCTAATGCTCTCTGGACTAACGCCTCTAACCGCTCTTCCAGCTCCTTTATATCCTGATCTTGTGACGCTCGTAACTGCTCACGCCTAGCCTCAAACCTATCCTCAGCGGTGTCAATAATTTGACGCACCTCAGTCTCAACCGTATCCATAGAGTCACGTAGCTCGCGGGTAGTGTCTCTGACCAAATCCTCTGTGCGATCAGCCTGTTGCTCTATGCGGAGTATATCATCTCGCAAGCCATTCTTAATGTCCCGGCTGTACTCCACGGCCTCAGTCACCTTGGTATCCATGACTTCCATTTGCTGCTGGTACGCACCGAGGTCTAAGTTAGCGATCTCTTCTACCTTCTGATACATAAGAAAACCGCCGTACAGCGTGCCTAAAATACTACTCAGGCCCATCACTGCGGCAATACGCGCACCCCATGACATCCCGCTAATGTGCTTTGTGGCGGCCTTTACGTGGTCGTCGATGTTCTCGATATCGTCCATTAGTTCTCAAAATCCGTCTTGCCGGCTTGTAAGCTCTGTAGGTTACGTAGCTCTGCGCGCAATCGCTGTACCTCTAAGCGCTCTTTTTCCAGTAGGAGCTGATACAGGGTATTGCAGTTAATGCGTTCCTTTGGGCCGTCTAGGGGTATCACAATGCGTGCATACACACCGACGTCTTTACGTTCCGGGTACATAGGGTCTATTCGGTCAAACGGCCCTGTAGCGTTGTTGATAATTCCTGTAACGCCCAGCTCCAAATTCATGCCACCACCGACGGCATTTTGACAGTCCATGTCACCCTTGCGAATCTTGTCTGATTGAAAGCTGGTAGGCCCACTGGGGAGCTGTAGGTTCAAAGAGCTGTTCTGCGCGTTTGCTTGGGCGCAGAGACACAACGCTAAGATAGCAAAGCGTTTCATGACCTACCTTTTGAAAAGCGTGAGCAAATGCGAGAAGCCACCATAGCCCCCTTGGTATCGTCGCCTCGCAGCTTAGAACGTGAACAAACAAACTCAGCCCGGTCAGCGTCGTCCTTCAATATGTATACGTCAAACTTAACTTGCTCTAAGTATTCCAAGCGTATGATGCGATACGCAGTGACAAACGGCACCGGGTTCCAATCGCTGTCAAATACGCCCACCTCATAATACTCAACATCCTGCCGCTTGTTAAACAAGTGCATCTGAGTCTTTAGCACGCCGCTGACATAAGAAACGCCAAGCACAGGATGCGATGGCAACATCTCATGACTAACTGCCTTGTGAGCTGACAGAAACGCCAGCAGGAGTAGTGCAAACCTCATTAGTTAGCGATGCACTCCGCCGTCACTATCGCGCGATATTCACCGGCTGGATAGGCTTTGCCATAACCATACTCTGCCAAACTACTGACACTGAACCATGTCGTGCCGGCAGTGTGTAGGTCGTACTCAGTCGTGTAGTCATAGATCACAGCGTTAGTCTCATAATCCGCCATAGCGGTGTCCGACACTTCTTGAACGGATGAACTTCCTGTCCAGAATACGGTGTCAGTAAGAACAGGCGATGAGGAAAAGCTGTTAGGTGCAACAATGCGTGCCGTATACGATCCCCCCAATGCCACGTCATACCGAATGATAGGCTCCACACCGCCATCAGATGTGGTTGTGCTTAACTTGCCTGCGACCGGGTTACCGTACACACCCGAGGTGTCAGTGTTAATGACGCACTTGGATTCTACGTTCCCCATGATGATGGTTTCTTCTGCAAGAGCGCCCGAGCATGCTAATGCTACTGCTCCAGCTAATAACGTTACTCTCATTGATTTCTCCTTAGTTGGGATACTGACTCTGTATCATTTTCTCGTGCAGTATTTGTTGAGCGAGGTTGTTCCGTAGAGCAGCCTTGTTGTCTGGTATATCTGTCGTAGGTAGCGTCAAAACTTCGTTGTAGACACCACCTGCAATGCTTGCCCGGTAATAAGGGGTGAAACGATCAACACGCGCCAGACTAACCATCATCGCCTCTTGTGTGGCGTCGGCTGCAAGCGTCAAAGCGTTCTCAGTAGCCGCTAGGGCGGCCTCTAATGGATTCTCAGCGTTTTCTTCGATATCCCGCTGTCTTTTCTTGTCCCTGTCGTAAAGCTCTGGATCGGTCTCTTCTGTGGCTTCTAAAACGGCCTGATCACCAAGCGCGTCGTATAGCTCAATGACCTCAATCTCTGGCACTTCTACAGGCGGCACATAACCGGGACATGACGGGTCAGCCTGAGCGTCGTAACAGGGGTCGATCTTATAGGTGTAAATAACGTTAGGATCTTCTACCGAGCCTTTGCCTTCGATCTCAATAGAACCATTGCCCCATGCCGTTATGGGTATGTTGTTGACAGCAACTAGCTTGTTAATGGTTTCGCCGGGGAGGCCAGACCAGTCATCGACCTCACGGAAGATGTAGCCATCGCCTTCTGCGTTTTCGTTTTGGACATAGACGATCATGTCGTCTTCTGTCTCTTTGACGGCTGTATATTGGTATACAACGCCGTTTACGGAAAGACCAGCGGCGTCGGGTAGCACCTGAGACATGACCCAGTTAAGGCCATCCTGAGCAGCGTTACCCGTTGCCCCGTAAGTAATGGGGTTAGAGTAGGAGTAACACGGCAAATACGCCAAGCACGCCAGAAGCGCCAGCCATCTCCCTCTCATTGTCTTCCCCCACTTCTTCCAATAAGCCATCCGGTTTTGGCTGACTCTCTAAATCAGCCTGCCATGCTAGTTTTGCCGCCTCACCGATCAGTCCATCTTTTGGACACGGTGTGCCTGCATCCATCATAGCGTCAAAAACTTGACGCGATCCAGCGCACATAACACTGACCGCTGCAACTTTCATGCCCATATCGTATAAAGTTTTGGCTCTTTTTAAAGTTAGGCAATTTGACTCAGTCATCGTTGACCCCATCGAGATACCTAGTATCTGCGTTTGCACGGCCCCGGCTACCCCAACCGTACATAGGTCAGAGTTGCTGTTGGCTATGATCTGCGGAGCTATGGCGGTAGGTGGCGGTGACTCGACACGAGTGCGCATGTCACCTGTAGTGGTTACCGTGCTAGTGGTCGTTGATTCAGTCTTGATCGGCTCTTGAGCATTAACGCTTATTGCTAGTGTCATCAAGAGCAATAACGGTGTACTCAGCGTCCGTAATGATCTCATTTACTTCTCCTATGTACATCCGCAATAGGGCGTCTCGATCTCGTATCAACGCCTCTATCTGTTCATTTAGCGCCCTTATCTTTATCTCCAGCGCCGCCTTAGATTCTGCCCTCGACGATGCGGAGCTTTTTGAAATCAGGGTCATTGAGCTTCCGCATAATCAACTTGCTTCGACCTTCGCGGTCATCCCAAGCAACGTTTTCCTCTTTCATCCATTGCGCCAAAAGGTGCATAGGAATAGAACCGACACACCATGATTCAGGCAACTTGCCTGCCCCCATTGACCGGAGTGCCTGTGTGCGCTCCAGATATGGCGTGTTGTCGAACTTTTTTTCGACAATAAACGTGCCGTCGTTGTTGTTGTGAAACTTCTCTTTAACCTTCACTCTTCGCCGCCTTTTTCTTACGAGGTGCTGCTTTTGCCTTGGGCTTTGCCTTTGGCTTTAGTGCTTCACATGGCTCAACGCTATTACCAAGCGCCGCCGCCTGCTCTGCTGAAATGTCTACCATGTCGCCCCGGACATGCTTTTTGCCGTCAATGAACAACGTGCTGATAGTTACCTTATGCATATCTATTCTCCAAAAAGAGGGGGCCGAAGCCCCCCAAGCCACTATGTGCTTATGAAGTTGTACAGTCAGCGATCATGCCTGAAGCCTTCTCGTTCTTACAAACAAGAGTCAGCTCAGTAGTCACCTGACGTGTAGTCGCATCACCGGTCTTTGCGAGTGCAATGTTCTTAGTTGGACGAAGAACACCAACAGCCCACATATCGTCTTGCATAATGAAGACGTCACGCGAACGGTTCTCACGAGAAGGAATGAACTCTACTGTACCCCAAGGAGTAACGTAGACATCCATGTGCTTGATTACACGCTCATCTTCAGCTTTAACAGTTGAACGCTGGTTGTTGTTCCCGGCAAAGCCAAGAGCTACGTTCATCTGGAATGCTGAAAGATAGACAGAATCAGGGTTACCGCCTTGCTCCCAAATTGACTGCATTACGCTGTCAAATCGAGTTTGCGAGAAAGCAGCCTGAGTGCCATCTGTACGTGCGTCTGTACCGTCACCAGTAGCGTCTGCACCACCTGAACCAAAAGAGGTGTTGGTGATCAGCCATACTGGCGCACCAGCAAGCTCACGAGCTGTAGTTGAGTTACCAGCTACACGCGCGTTGTTGTCAAGAAGCGCCTTCTCAATGTCAAGCTTCTGCTCTTTAGCAGTCTTAAGCATCTGGTAAGCGATTTCCGCTGCACGACCTGCCTTCTTCAGACCTTCGTCTGTGTCAGGAATAACTACCGCATTCTTAAAGATTTGCGTGTAGTTACCTAGACGTGTAGTCGCAGTACGCGCAGTTGCAGTAGTTGCATCGCCTTCAATGTGAGCATTAGCTGCTGAAGAGCGAAGTGCATCTGTCTGCCACTCGTGCAAAGTGTTAGCTGCTTTTACTTTCGCGCAAGCAGAGTAAAAGGGAGTCTCTTCTGGAGACACGTCATAGATGACGTCTTCCAGATCTTCCCGGATACCGACAGCATCATAGCTGTCAAAGGTGTTGGTTGGCTGTGCCATGATAATTACCTCTATTCAAGAATTAAGCTCATAGCATCTTGGATGCTTCCTGAGCGTTTAAGTTTAGAACGTGCCTGCCTACTATCATTGCGATTGGATGCTGTCTTTTTAGAGCCAGCTTTGACAACCTTGCCCCGTGGGCCTTTGGTGGCCTTTTCGACCGCCTTGTCTTTACCACGCATAATCTCTTGATACTTGATGGCGTCGTTCAATACACGTATTGCCCGGTGATCCATCACAGCGGAGATCTCTTCTGGCTGATAGCCATATATCTCTGTACCCATTCTGAGCATAGAGTCGCGTGTTTTGGTTGCTTTTTCTGGATCGGAAAACTCAGGCATAACCTGACGTAGCGTCTCCATTTCGCGTTCCAAATAGGCTTGTTGTGCTTGCTGTTGAGCTTGTTGCTGGTAAGCAAGCGTGTGCTGCACTTGAGTCATATCTTGTTGATATTTCTCCATTGCTTTCCTGTATCGAGCCTCGTCTTGGGTGTATCCAATAGGATCACTTTCAAGCATAGCCTCGTCTGGCGGAGTCGGTGC